ACGACGACGGTGCCGCGGGCGATGTGGTCGGGGTAGAGCTCCTGGATCTTTTTGACCACCGAGGGGGTGTCTTTGGGGTGGTACTCGTCGATGAAGTGGAACTCGTCGCCGCGGCGGACACAGACTTCGACGAAGCAGCAGCCGACGTTGAAGTCAATGCCGATGAAGAGGCGGTCGTCGGGCTGGACGACGGTGTCGGTCCAGTGGAGGTCGCGGTCGAAGTAGGGGTAGACGGTGGTGGAGTTGAGGTTGGTGAATTGGCCTTCGAGGTAGGCGGCGAGGAGTTGGGGTGGGTCGTTCTTGTAGAGGGAGTCGACGAAGCCTGGGGGGAGGTGGGGGTTGTCGAGGGTGCGGGCGCGGACGAGGTGGCGGTCGCTTTGGTCCTCGGCTTCGACGAAGGTGCGGTACATCCAGCGGAAGCCCTCGGGGGTGCTGGCGACGGCGAGTTGGGGATTTTTGCCGCCGCGGAGGCGGGCGAGCATCATCTCTGTTGCTTTTTGGGCGATTTCGGCCGAGGAGGTGTCGATTTCGTCCGCGATGCAATAGGAGAGGTTTTGGCCGCGGATGCGGTTGTAGGTCTCGGTCGCGCGGCAGAGCAGGGTGACCGTGCCGCCGGGGACGTGCAACCGGTATTCGGGTTGGGGGGAGACGCGGAAGTCGTAGTCGATGCCGTTGGCGTCGAGGTAGTCGTCGAACGAGCGGACCCAGACGTCGCGGATCATGATGTGCGTTGGCTCGAAGACCGCGGCGACCGTGTTGACGTTGTCGAGCGCGCGGAGGACAGCGAGGGCGCACAACGAGTGGGTCTTGCCCGCGCCGAAGCCGGCGACGTAGCCGATGATCTTGCGGTCCGTGCAGTCGACGAACTCGCGCTGGGCGGGGAGGAGGCCGGCGTAGATGCGCTCGCGGATTTGCTCGCGGGTCTCGCGGCACCGCGTGTTGGTGTTGATCGGAGGCTCGAGGCATTTGCCGCCTGGTATCGAGCCGAGGAGAGACACCGAGTGGGCGCAGCTACGTCACTAGGTTACTCGTGCCCTAGCAGGGTCGAGGCGAGGGGCCGCCCACCACAGACGGCCACCGCTTTTAAGGGCCCACACAGCCCCGAGTGCCCCAAGGCACCTAGTGAATATAGCGTAATTACGCAGCTAGGTCAAGGTGGGGGGAGGTACGAGCGGGTGGAGAGCGCCGGGGTGTGGGGGTAGGTGCGTGCGTAAGTAGTTAAGTCTGGGGGGTTTGGTGTGAGAGCACCTACCTGCGCCAGTACAGCTGTTCTCCTTTACCCGGGGGGAGGTGCTGGCGCCGGGGCGCTGTCCAGCGATTCTGGACAGAGTAAAAGGGCTGCGCCGCAGGGGATCTCAGCCTGCGTACCTGTGTGTATGACAGGTACGCGAATTGGCCAGGATCGCAGGCGCCGCCTGGGGTGTGCAGTGTAAAGAGTGGTTGCGTGGACTGCAGCATACGTGGCTAGGTAGCTTACAATTGCATCAGGTCAGGCCCCCTCCCCCGTTAGGTGAGGGAGTGCAGGGCCACCCACCACACACCACCACCCTTCACACCATGGCTACCTACTCCGTCACCTGTTTTTTGGAGTATTCGGATTGTCTGTACTCCGGGTTTCGGCCCGCTCAGCAAGCCTGGCCAACACGCGTATACGGTGCCGCCGCGCGCCGCGCCGATGCTGTAGCGGCGGCCCTTGCAACGTCCGATCCTGACGTGGTGGTGACCCGTGTCGTCTGCGCATCCGGCGAACTGCGCGGCCATCTCCCTGGCGGGCTTGCCGCCTGATCCGATGCGCTACTACCTAACCGCCGCAGCGGCTGCCCTCTCCATCGCCACTTGCGCCGCAGCCGTCGCCACCACTGACGCGATCAACACTCACCTAGCGCTAACCGCATGCCGCGTAGAAGCCGAACTGGCCAACCTTTCCCCGGCCTACTGCGAGGCCCGCGAGCAACGCGACTAGGTCGCATACCCACTTACCACCACACCACCACACCGCACGCCATGAGCTACGGAATCACCCAACAGCGAGTCGACGACCAGAACCGCATCAACGCACTCGCAAACGAGATCGAGGGGCACCTGTTGCGCCTGCTCAGCCCCTGGCAACAGAAGAAAGCTTTTAAGGTCACCGGCTGGAAAGGAAAGGTTGCCGCCCTCGAAACCGCGTTCGATCAATACTGCGAGGGTCACGGTTACAACGTGCCGGCCACGGAGGACACCGAAGCCGCCACGGTATGGGTCAACCTTTACCGCCAGCACAACAGCGTTACCGCGTCGGTGCAGCTGCTGCTCAACAGCGGCCTACGTGCCGAGCTGTACCTGGGCCGCACTGACGACGCCGGCGTTCTCACCCACCTAGCCGACGGCTACCAGCGCCGCACTGATTACACGGTGGCCGAGATCGAGGGGGCGCTCGAGCGCGCCTATCAGCTCGAGGAACAGGCCCGCCAGCTGCGCAGCTCGGTGCGCGATTTCCAACGTCGCTGATCACGCCATGCACGCAACCCTTACGGATCGGATCAACCGCCTGTCAGCTTGCGCCGGCCAGTGGATCCTCGACCTACGCGACAGCGGCAACCGCGGCTACGACCTACACCACCTGAGCGCGGGCTACAGCGCCGCCGGTTATGGCACCATCCGCGACCCTGAGACCGCGCTGCGGTTCTGCACCGATCAGCACTGGCGGGAGGCGCGGCTGCTGTTTAGCTGCGACTACCTAAACGACGACTGCAGCTGGCCCGGCGGCTACGACGCCCCCTCGATCTATCGCAGTAACGCCCGAGTCTTTCGCGATGAGTACAGAAGCGAGCTCGAGCTGGCGGATGGTGACGCGGACGGTATCGCGCTCGATATCCGCTATGTCACAGAAGAGATGCTCGAAACAATCGAAGCGCTGCAGCAGTATCCGCTGATTAGCGAAGACGACCATAGCGAGCTAGAGGTCGACCTTCAAGACGAGGCATGGGAAAGCTGGGCAGAGTCCGATTGGCTCGGCTATGTCACCACCGCGCTAGCTGAGTTTGCCCCTGTCAGTTGCGACGACCCGGACGGCTGGGCAGAAGACGCGATGGGGCGCGCAGATCGCTCGAACCTGTTCGATCTGTTCCGAGCTTGCTGCGAGCAAACCGGCACGTACTGGTCGGAAGAGTCGGACGGCGCGCAGTGGATCAACCTCGAGCGCGCTGCGGAAGGAATCGACCGGCACGACCTCGAGGTCTTAACCGGCCTGCGTCTTCTGGCGCCCGATCAAACGTGGCGCACCGAGTCCTATCCGTGGCCCGGCGCTGCAGCCGCCCCTCTCGTGCTGGAGGTGCAGTCTTGAACTCACCTAAATCTCACCGCCTCTCCATCGTGGTTCCCGCCGCCATCGCCGAGCGGTTGCGAGAGCTAGCCGAGATGGAGGGCCGCAGTATCAGCAACCTAGCGGCGAGCCTGTTGCGGGCCGCCTTGCGTGATGGGCAGCCGGAACCGCAGTAGCGAGGCGGAGCTCCGCCGCCGCGTGGATGCCGCCGCGGCGCTCCTTGCTAACGGCCTGCCGCGCACCGCAGCCGTAACGCAACTGGCGGAGCGTTACCGCGTCGACCGCCGAACCGCTCGGCGTTACGTGGCGGATGCCGCCGCCGAGCTCGCCGATGAGATCGGGGCCGCCGACCTGGCGGCCGCCCTGGCGGAATCGGTGGAGAGATTGAACCGCCTCTCCCACCAGGCCGAGACCCGCGGGAACCTAAATGCCGCGGTTGGCGCGGCCAAGGCGGCAGCCGGAACTCTGGCAGCGATCTATCGAGCCGATACCCTGCAGGCCGCGCGCCTTGCCGGCCACACCATCGCGGTAGCGGAACCCGAGGAACCCACAGACCGGGAGCGACGCCGCTACCGGCAAAGCATCAGCCCACCTATCCCCTTTTGATCATGGCCAGTCGAGATTGGGCGCGCTTCGCCCCGAGCCTTTCCCACCTAGCAGCCACCATCGAAGAATTCGAGCCAGTTATTTGCGGGTGGAGTAGCGGCCCGCAACCACAGGCTGCCGGTTATGACCCCGCCGAGCCCGAGCACCTTTCTATCGACGTCGATACCCCATGGCAGGACCCGAGCCCGTGGATCCACATAACCGCCGAGGGCTGCTACTGGTGGGATGATGACGGCAGGTGGGAGTGCTCTCACGGTGACCTGTGGGCCTTCCTTAGCCAGATCCCTCGCCGATTGCACACGTTCGGCAGGCAGACCGAAGAATGACCCGCGGCGCTTAGGCGCCGCTTTTTTGTGCGCCCTGCGAGGGGCGCGCTTTTATGACCGTTGCGTCCGGTTTCGGGGGATCGGCCGTAGGGAGGCGACCCCCGCGAGATGGGCCCACAAGCGGCGCGGCTGCGGTGAGCGTATGGGACAGCGAGGGGCAGGATGGGCACCGCGGCGCCGATCCTGGCGGGGCTGAGATGGCGCTACCCATAGCGTCCCGGCCGACCCCGGCGCTACCTATGGTGCCCCCAGATATAGCGTCCGCCGGCAGCTGAGCACTACATAGGCCGGGGCCTATGTGTCACTTAGTGGGGCTAAGTGCGAAGCGCTCAGGCATCGGCTTGCTGGCGCATCCGTTGCAGCTAGCGCCGGGCGTAGCGCCGTAGGCGCGGGAGGCTATGAATGGCGAATTTCGCTGTGAACGCAAAAAGCGGCCAATGAATGGCCGCTGGAGCTGGGTGGCTATGAATGGCCGACACCCTGATGAATGGCGAAAACCCTTGCCGCTACTGGTTTCTGGGGTTGAGGTTTAGCAGCTCGGTGATCAGGCGCATGGCGCCGATGGCGTCAGAGCCGCGGCCGTTGGTCATACTCATGTCCAACACTTTTTGCATTGCGCCAACCATTTCTGCAACCTTTTCTCCTCTATCCATCCCACACAATTCGCGCGCTAATTGTTTGCGTGCTTCGTGGGTCCTTCTCTCTACCGTTCTACGGTCAAGGGGCCACCTCTCCGTCATGATCTGCCGGATTTGCCATGGCTGTTTGCCGTTGCAGATCAGCTCGGCAGCGTAGTCAATCTGCTCCGTTATCTCCACTGAGTTCCAACCAACCCGCTTTTGTTTTTGGGGCTGCTCCTGAGGAGCAATGTCCTCGCTCACTGGAGATACCTTGAACGCTTACTCGAATGATACATAGCTCGGTAGCACGAGTGGATCGGTTTCCGCTAATTGCTAACTAACTGAGTAATTAGGTGCTCCACCCCCGAAGGGGGTGTGAGGGGTGAGTAGAGCCAGGCCATGGCGGCGGCGAGGGTGGCGAAGTAGCGAGGGGTGGTGGGGTTCGAGGGGGTTGTGGGTGTGGGGGGTTCGAGGGAGACGGTGTAGCCCTTGGCGGTGGCGTAGCAGCGCGCTCTGAGGGGGCTAGGGGCGCCGGGAAGGGGGGTGGAGGTCATGGCGGCGGTGCTAGGGCGGAAGAGGGGTGGAGGGGCCCTGCGGAGGCTTTTGGAGGGGGTTGGTGAGACCGGCGCCGTAAGGCGCCGTGTCGAACACGTAGCCGCCGAGGGCGAAGCCGAAGATGAATGGCGCCATCGAGGTGGCGGCGAGGTGGAGGGCGTTATGCCAGCTCGAAGGTGATTTCTTCCTCGTCGTAGTTGCCGGCGGCGTCGAACCAGATGACGCCGACGGTGGTGCTGAGCGAGGGTTCGTAGTGCTCGTCGATGAGCGCGTCGAGCGCCGAGTGGAGCGGTTCGTCGCGGATGTGGCCCGGGTAGATGAAGATGCGGTCCTCCGTCTCGGTGTCGGTGTAGCGGAAGACGAGGTAGGTGCAGTTGGTGGGTGGCTCCATGACTCGTTGGGGGCGCCGAAACGAGGGAGTTCGGGGGTTGAGGACATGCTGAATCGCGCGGGTGATTGCAGTGATGAGGGGGTGGAACATCGAGGGGGTGGGTTAGGGCGATAGGCGGGCTTTGTGGAGGCGGGTGGTGGCGTACCAGGAGGCGATGGCGGGTGCCCAGGCTTCGAGGTGGGGCCAGAGGAGGTCGCAGAGTTGTTGGATCTCGAGTTGGGCGTCGCGTTTGGCGCGGAGATCGAGGAAGTGGAGGAGGGAGCGGAGGTTGAAGCTGACGACGAAGTCCTGGCGGATCGCGTAGGGGAGGATGTCCCGGGCGTGTTCTTCGCTGAAGCCGGATTCGAGGGCGAGCTTGTAGCGGCCCGCGGATTCGACGCAGAGGATGCGGTGGACGAGGCGTTGGTCGTCGGTGTACTCGTACCGCTTGCCCTGGCGGTCGCGGTAGGTGCCGGTGGGGCGGAGGTAGAAGACGTCTTCGACGTCGCGGGCGCCGGTGCAGACGTCGAGGATGCGGCGGCCGGTGTAGCGGCCGGATTGGACGTCGAAGCTGATGCCGACGCGGTGGGTGCGGGCCTGCTGCATCACCGAGTGGGGGAACCCGCCGACGTTGAAGGTGATGGCGGGGTGCTCGAGGGGGCCGTAGTGCCCTCGGTCGCTGGCGAGGAGGTGCTTCACCACCAACTCGCCGGCTTCCCCCTCGGCCGGCGGATCTTCTGCGAAAACGAAGTTTTCGCTGTAGTCCTGGTGCATCGCCCACCAGCAGAGGGTTTGGGGGTGCTCGGTGCGGGCGAGGACGGCGACGCGGAAGCGGGGGTCCATCAGCTCACGAGGGTCGAGATGGGCTTGGTGGCGCAGTGGAGTTGGGGGAGGCGCCAGGTGCGGCCGTCGATGCCGACGGCGTGGAGGTGGGGGCAGCTCATCCAGAGCTCGCCGCCGACGACGGTGAAGCTGCTGGAGTGGCCGAGGGCGTAGACGGCGTCGCCGAGGCGGAAGCGCCAGGGGTAGACGAGGCGGTTGGCGGGCTCCGGCGCCATGGCGCGGGGCCGCGAGGGGATCACAGGTGGCATGGCTCGCTGCGCTCGCCAGAGCGCGGGTGAATGGGTGGAGGTGCTCCCCGCGCCGTTAGGCGCGGGGGGCGGCGTAGTAGAGGTGGAGGCGGCGGAAGAATTCGGCCTCCCAGTGGTCGAGCTCGGGGGCGAGGAGCTCGTGGACGTCGGGGCCCGCCGAGTGGGGGCGGGCGATGACGAGGAGGGCGCGTTCGGGTTTGACGCCGAAGCAGTAGTGGATGGCGTGGCGGTAGGCGGCCAGCTGGCAGCGGTAGTCGTCGAGAAGGCCGCCGGTGCGCTCACGCTGCGCGGTCTTCCAATCGAGGAGGGTGAGGGCGCGGCCGGTGGGGTCGCTGCCGTAGGCCGCGTAGCCGACGCAGTCGAAGGTGCCGCTGTAGCCGGCGGGGTGCCAGACCGCTTGCTCGATGGCGAGGGCCTCGAGGAAGTGGGTGGCGAGCCAGGGCTCGACGTTGCGGTAGAACTCGCCCCAGAGGAGGTCGGCGAGGGGGACGGCGAAACCGCGGGGCGGGGTGCCGGAGATCCACGACTCGATGCGGGTGTGGGTCCAGGTGCCGCGGCTGCGGGCGTCGAGGGAGATGGCCTCGGCGTTGGGACGCTTCAGCCAGCGTTGGAGGTGCTCCTTGCCGTCGCTCGTGGCGCCGATGATGCCGGTGCACGAGGGGAGCTTGCCCGCGGGTGTGGTGTAGCCGTCCTTGGTGGGGCTGCGGCGGGCGTAGCCGCGCATCGCGCCGAGGCCGCCGGGGCGGAGGCGGCTGCGAGGGGGTGGGGTGGGGTTCACAGCAGGACCACTACGAGGGGTTCGCCGTGGACCTGGGCCCAGGTGGTGGCGGCGGCGTGGGCGCGGTCTTGGTCGACCCACTCGTGCGCGTCGTGGGCTGAGTAGTCCCACTCCAACCACTTGCCGTCCCAGCGGTAGGGGTGGCAAAAGTATTGGCCCTTGGTGTTCATCAGCCCCCAACGAGGGTGCGAGTGGGTCGCCATACCTACGTCACCTAGTCGCGTAACTCGCGGCCGTTAGGCCGCGAAGGGGTTGCCGCCGGTGAAGAGGGCGCCGAGGTCGGCGCCTTTGTCCTGGGCCTCGGTCCAGGCGGCGGTGATGCGGGCGGCGAGGGAGCCGGTGGCACGGGTGGGCTTCATGTCCACCGCGTACTTGGTGTTCAGCTTCTCGCCGGTGCGGAGGATCGAGACGTCCCAGCTCGAGAGGTCCGAGTAGTCGGGGTCCTCGGTCAGGCGGGCGAGGTCGCGCAGGACGGTGGTTTGGGTGGGGGCGAAGACCTTGACCTCCTCGGCGTCGTAGTCCCACACGAACATGGCGGCGAACTTCTTGAGGGCCGGGCGGCCGTCGCGCATCGCCAGCTGGCCGCCGAGCTCGGCTTCCCACTCGGCGATCAGCTCGGGGTCGGGTTGCTTGGCCGAGCGGCGAGGGGCCATGCCGCCCTCGGCCTTCTCGATCCATGCCTCGAAGCCGGTGATGGGGGCGTCGCTCAGGATGTGGAAACGAGTGGTGGCGCCGTCCGCCAACTTGGAGAGGTTCAGGAAACCGCCGCCGGCGTTGTCCTTGGCGGCCAGCGAGGTGGTGAAGTCTGCTTTGAAGAAAGGCATGACGTCCGTTGGTCCGGGTGTCTGGTGGGTGAGTCCCTACTGGGCTCGGGCCCACCCTACGCCGTCTGGTTGGCTACGTCAATAGGTAGCTCGCTGCGCTCGCTACGTTCCGTCACACAGCGGCGGGGGTTGGCGGCACTTGCGGCGCGGTGAGTTGTCCCCGAAGAGAAGAGAGGTCGAGGTGCTTCTGTTGCGCGTAGCGCAGCAGGATCTCGAAGACCTCGGAGCGGTTGAGACCCTGGGTTTCGCCGAGGGTGGTGGCGAGGACCCAGGCGGTGTCGGTCAACGAGAGGGTGCGTTGGCGCTTCTCCTCCTGCCAGACGGTGCGGCGTTGGGTGCCGCCCATGGGACGGGATGCGGGGAGGGTCACGCCAAGGGCGCCGGCGCTGCCGGCGGTGTTACGTGTGTCCACTATACCTAGGCGCGTAACTACACACTGGGGTTGGGTTATGCGTCGGTGAGGCGGGCCCAGAGGTCGCTGTCGGTGGTGTTGATCAGCTGGGCCAGGGCCGGGAGGTCGGCGAGGATCGTGTCGCCGGGGACCGTGCGGCCCATCAGGAGGGGCTCCAGCGAGGGGGCGGTGGTGCGGAGCTCGGGCATCTCGCTCAGGAAGTCGCGACCGAGGGCGGCCAGGCCGAGGCGGAGGTGGCGGCCGAGGCGGGCGCTGTACTCGTCCTCGAGGTTCATCGGGATCTCGCGGGTGGTGTCGAGGTGGAGGTCGAGTTGGCCCGTCGCCACGAGGAAGAGCTCGGCGGGGCCGAGGGGTTGGCCCGTGGGGCCAACCATGGGGTCGAGGCCGAGCCAGATGTAGCGGAGGCTGTCGGGGAAGCGGGGGGCGTCAACGTCCGGGTAGACGCGGGAGCCGTCGGCGCGGAGAGCCGACGCGGCGAGGGAGAGGTTGAGGAGGCCGAGGACGAGGAGGCACTTGGGGGAGGGGTCGCGCATCTTGCCGGTGGCGAGGCCGCCGATCTGCGAGGAGTGGAGGTGCTGGGGGCCGGGGAAGATGGCGGCGGCGAGCTTGATCCACTTGGGTTGGGTCATGCCGCGTTGGCGGGAGCAGCGACGCCACAACGTCTGGAGTTGGTTGCGGCCGAGGTCGACGGAGTCGTTTGGGTTGGCGTAGTGCACGAGGGGGTTACTTGCGTATGTAGTTACTCACGTATCTAGCACAGCTGCTACGTTGCGTCGGGCCTACGTGATCGCGTAGGCCCGATCTACGCAATGTCTTCAGATGGAAGCGAGTGAAGCGCTCACCAACGAGAGCGTGATGTCGGAACCCGCGCCGCAAGGCGCGGGGGCGGGGGAGTTGGTGCGGGCGGTAAGGCGGTTGCCGGATCGGCCGTGGTTCAACGTCGTGTACCGCAAGGGGACCGTGTCGCCGAGTGGGCAGGAGCACCGGGGCAAGTCGCCGTTTGGTGGGCCGTATAAGCGCAGGACGCCGGCGCAGTGCGAGGTGCTGTTGAAGAAGCGGCCGGAGGACTTTGGGGCGGTGTCCGTGGCGCTGGGGCCGGATTCGGGGTTGTGCTGTCTCGATATCGACGTGCCAGAGGCGTTCCGCACCCTCGAGCACACCCATGGCTTTAGTCGACAGAAGCCGTATGTCACCTCGAGGAAGCCGGCGGGGACGTGCTTCAAACAGTTCTTCCGCGTGCCCGAGAGCGAGTGGGACGGCCTGCACGAGGTGGATGCGGGCTCGTACCAGATCCTGTGGCACGGGAACATCGCCGTCATCGAGGGGGTGTACCCCGGCAGCTCGTGTGGGACCTACCCCGAGGGGGTGTATCGCCTCATCGGGGATCTGGGTGAGGTGCCGGAGGCGCCGCGCTGGGTGATCGAGGAGATGCGGGGGCGGGCGGTGAAGGACACGTCGTTCTCGCAGGCGTTGGGGAAACTGTTTGCGTCGTTTTGCGATAACCAGAGCGACGAGGAGGCGGCGGAGTTCATTCGCAGGCAGCTGCAGTGGATTCCGCCGCAGGGGACGCTGCCGGAGTCGCTAGAGGCCGAGGGGGTGACGCCGAGGAAGTTTTGGTTGACGGTGGGGATGGCGATTCACTACCGGCTGCCGGATGAGGTGGGGCGCGGGTTGTGGCGGGAGTGGTCGAGGCGGGATACGGATTACGCCGACGAGTGGGAGTCGGGGCGGGCGGAGGCGTACCTGGAGCGGCAGTGGGAGACGTTTAAGCGGGATGGGGGGCGGCAGGGGCGGCCGGTGACGCCGGGGACGCTGTTTTGGTTGGCGGAGCAGAACGATCCCGAGCGCAAACGGTTTCCCGAGGGGCAGCGGGAGGCCATCGAGGGGGTGGTGCAGCAGGCGAGGTCGGATGCGGCGGCGATGCGGCACGCGCAGCTGATTCACGCGATGGAGGAGACGTACGAGCAGAACGCGGAGAACGCGAGCTTGATCACCTTCAAACTGCAGGAGATTGCGCGCGAGTACGGCAGAAACGTGACGGACATCCTTGGGATCTGGGCCGCGCACAAACAGGCCACGCTGCAAGAGAGAACCGGCATCAGAACCCCCGAGGATTTGTGTGGGTTGCCGGGGCGCGAGTACCTGCTGCCGGGCTTGGTGCAAAAGGCCGCCGTATACGTCCTCGCCGGAGCCGGAGGCTCCGGCAAAACCTCCTTCTGCGGGGCGTTGGCGCGGCACGTCATCGAGGGGAGGAGCATCGAGGTGAAGGGGCATTGGCGGCCGGTGCAGAAGGGCCGCGTCCTCTGGGTCAGCTCCGATACCAACGACGTGGACTTTCGCGACGTGCTCGTTAACGCCGGACTCATGGCGGTCGACGAGGGGGGTGGGTACGCGGCCCTGTGGGAGCGGGGGGCGCTCGACTACTGGCCGGGCTTCCAGTGGACGATGGTGACGGCGCTGGAGCGGAGGATCCGACGCTTCAAGCCCGACCTCGTCGTGATCGACAGCTTGGCGTCGTGTAACCGCACGACGGGGATCGACGAGAACTCCGCGGCGGTCGCCAACCCGCTCTACGAGTTGCAGCAGTTGGTGCTGGATCAGCCCGTCTCCTTCTTCGTCCTCCACCACCTCAACAAGGGGGGCGCGATCCGTGGCTCCACCGCGATTGAGGCGGCGTGCTCGAGTGTGTGGCGGGTGCAGAAACCCTCCGAGGAGCAGTGCCAGGCCAATGGCCTCAACGCTGCGACGGATCGCCTCATCGCCCCCGGCTCCAAAAACCGGGGGGTGGATCAGAAGCTTCTGTGCCGGTTGGATCGCACCTCTGACGTCTTCAAAATCCTGGAGTTCTACGAGCGGGAGGCCAGGACGGGGGGTACGTGCATGGATCGGGTCGTCAACCTCATCGACACGACGGGACCCCACTCGAGGGCGTCGCTTTGCGACTTGATTGGGTCGGAGTACAGCCAAGCCGCCATCGAGAAGGCTCTGGTGAAGGCCAAGGAGGCGGGACTCATAAGACGCATGAAGGGAGGTGTGAGGGGGGCTCCCTTCGTTTACGAGTCCCTCATGCGGGGGGTGAGAGAGAAAGTACGAGAAACTAACTAAACCCCTCTCGTACCAAGGGATTTACCCTCGTACTTCCAAAGTACGAGAGTACGAGAATCCACCCCACTCGTTTCTCGTACCTCGTACACCCCCCATTACGAGGGCAAACGCCAGTCGCTCACAGGGGTTTGGGCACTTTCTCGTAATCGGGTTCGGTCTACGCGCACGCGCGCGACTCGACCACCTCGAGTAGGTCGCGTTAGGCTTGCGCGTAGTTACGCAGCTAGGTCGGGTGAGGGTGAGTGAGAAGCACCTCCTCGCTTTCGAGGAGTTCCACCGGGACAATCCCCACGTCTATGAGCGGCTGAAGCGGTTGGCGTTCCGCTTGAAAGTGCGGGGGGTGCAGCGGTGGGGGATCAAGGCCCTCTACGAGGTGCTGCGGTTCGAGGAGGCGCTGGCGACGACGTCGAGTGCGGGGACGTACCGCTTGAACAACAACTTCACGGCGCTGTACGCCAGGAAGTTGATGGAGGCGGAGCCGGACCTCGAGGGGTTCTTCGAGCTCAGGGAACGGAAGCGGTTAGCCAGCGGGTGATGGCGGCTTCGCGGAGGCCGCAGTGGAAGGGCTGGGCGCGGAACCACTCGAGCCAGGGGCGGCTGCCTTTGGAGCTCTGGCAGCGGAGGCAGCAGCTGACGAGGTTGTGGCGTTCGGTGGGGCCGCCGAGGGCTTTGGGGTGGACGTGATCGAGGGTGGGGGTGCGGCCTAGGGGCTCGTCGCAGTACCCGCACCGGTAGTCCCAGTGCAGGTGGATTTGGTCACGGAAGGAGCGGCGGGTGATCAGGTGGGTTTCCGCGATCAGGGCCCTGCGCACGCTGGTTTTTCAGTCCTGGCCACAGGCTAGGGAGGGCCTACGGCTCCGCGAACTACTTGACGAGGTGGGCGCTGGAAGGCATACTTACTCACGTAGCTCAGAGGGCTCTATGGGTTCATGCGTAGGTAATTGCGGGTCGAGGCCCGTGACGTGGAATCCCCTTAGGCAGGGGGATCTCCACTTCGTGGAAGACATTGAGGCCGCGTGGCGGTTGTGGGGCGACCGGCGAGATGAGATCCGCCAGTACCTGCTTGCTCGGTACGGCAGGAGTGTCAGTGCTGATCTATTGGTGTTGATCCTGCAGGACTGCGAGTATCTGACGTCGATGCACGACGAAACCTTTTTCGGCGAGATGCTACGCAACGGCGTTACGTGCGGGCTGGAGGCGGAATGACTGCGCTGCTCACGACGAAGGAGCTCGAGCGGAAGTTCGAGCGGTTGGGGAAGGCGTTCTGCTTTGACACGGAGACGGCGATGGCGCCGGATTCGTTTAAGGGGTGGAACTATGTGCGCTTGCTGCAGTTCTGCAAGGGCGACGAGTTCGAGTTCTACTGCGACACCCTCGAGATGGGTGAGGCGGAGCGCGAGCTGGTCGGTGAGATGCTGCAGCGCTCGGACATCGAGGTGACTGGGCAGAACCTGGCGTTCGACTACCGCGTGATGCTCGGGTGTGGGATCTATCTCGGTGGGAAGCCGTCGGTGGCGCATGTGCCGACGTTTTACGACACGATGCTGGCGTCGCAGATCGTCTACAACGGGCGGGCCAACATCAAATGCAACCTCGCTGCCATCGTGAAGCGCGAGTGTGCTCACGTCTTGGATAAGACGCTGCAGACCAACAACTGGATGGAGGCGAAGCTCACCGACGAAGAGATCGCCTACGCCATGGATGACGTGCGCTGGACGATCAAGGCCGGTCGGGTCCTGCACAAGAAGCTGAAGGCGCAGGAGCTCTGGAATGTGTATCGCCTCGAGTGTGCGCTGATTCCGGCGACGGTGGAGATGGAGGCGACGGGAATGCGCCTCGATCCCAACGCCATTGGGGAGACTCTCGAGATCTACGAGAGGGAGGTGGAACAATGCCGGGCCTGTTTCCTGGAGACGCTGGATGGGCGGCTGCAGGACGATGGGTTGGACGGGCTGCCGAGGGAAGAGGACGGGCAGTTCAATACGAGGATCAAGGACAGTGGCTCGATTCGCCTGGGCACTAAGAAGTACGCGGGCTTCAATCTGAACTCAGCCCAGCAGGTGCTCAAATACTTCAACTCGTTGGGTATTGAGCCGGTTGATGATGCCGGTAAGGGGTCGCTGGATAAGAAGGTGCTGGCTCGTTTTCAGAGTGACGAGTTGGTGCGGATGTACCGCAGCTACAAGAACGTGGAGAAGCGTTATGGGATGGCGCAGAAGCTGACCGAGCACGCGGACCCAGATCACCGCATCCGTGCTCGGTTTATGCCGCTGGGTACAGGTACGGGTCGCTGGTCGTCGAGTAGTCCGAATCTGCAAAATATTCCTAGGGATCCTGCGTTTCGTTGTGCGTTTAGAGCGCCCGAGGGATCTGTTTTTGTGGAGGTGGATTTCTCCGCGATGGAGTTGAGGATTGCGGCTGCTTTGGCAGGTGAGCAGAAGATGCTCGACGCGTTCAATAGCGGTAAAGACGTTCACACCGTTACGGCGTCGTTGATGTATGGAGTGGATGAAACCAACGTGACTAAGTCGCATCGGCAGGCAGCTAAGTCGGCGAACTTCGGTTTGCTGTATGGGTCACATCACCGTGGGTTGTGCAACTACTTCGCGACTGTTGGGGTCTTCATCTCGATGAAGGAAGCTGCCAACTTCTATGACTTGTGGCACGCGGCGTACCCGGCATTTAAGAAGTGGCACGAGAAGTGCGAGGGGCGGGCTGTAGCTGGGGATGACGTGAGGACGGTGATTGGTCGTCGTCGTTATTTGGCCGAGAAGGACAACAAGGTGACGACGCAGGCCAACAATGTTGTGCAGGGGACGGGGGCTGATATTGCGAAGGCTGCGCTAATTGAGATTCACCGGAGGCTGGGGAGGTACGAGGGGGCCAAGTTGGTGGCCACGGTGCATGACTCTTTCCTGGTGGAGTGCAGACCGCAGGACGCCGAGGAGATCAAGTCGATGATGCTCGCGGAGATGGAGGATGCGGGGCGCTCGATCCTTGGAGACAAGGTGAGGCTCACAGGTGAGGGTGGTTTTGGTCCGTCGTGGGGTGAGTGCAAATGAAACGGGCTGCGATGGACAACGCGGTGCTGCAGTGGCGGTTGCCGGAGCACGAGCAGGCGAATCTTGGGGAGGGGGTGTCGAGGCCGAAGCCGGGGCAGAAAACGAGGATGTATCGGATCGTGGTGCGGTTCACAACCGCGAAGCCGATGACCGCGATCTTGCCGGCCGCAAGTAAGCGGGATGCGCTGAAATATGCGAAGAACCGCTGGCCGATGGCCGAGTGCGCGGTTGTAGGAGTCTTCGATGGCACCTAAAAACAGGCTTCGGCCGTCGGATGTGATCTACATCCTTCAATGTGAGGAGAGTGATGGGGTTGTGGCTCAGCGCTTGGGGGTTAGTCGCCAGGCGGTTAACCATGTGCGCTCGGGTAAGTCCTACCGCAGGGTGGCTCCGCAGTTGCCGAGGCGTGAGTGTGGTCACTATTCCGTCGACGGGGCGGTTTGCACTGACTGCAATTTCTGGGCAGGCTATGGGTGCTCGCTGGGATTTCCAGAGGCGATGAAAGACCTGCGTTTTGCACAGGAGTGTTCGATGCGGCTTGTGATGTCGGAGGAGGCGCATGACTGAGCTTCCTCCCGTTGAAACGGAGTCGTTGGAAGACGGCTGCGTTCGAGTGAAAGTTGGGGATCAGACGGGTGTGGTGAGTAGCTGGCACCTCGTAGAACCCAAAGCAAACCAACTGATGGCCGCTTGGCTGAAGGAGAGAGCCCAATGCTCATGAACGATGTCTGGATCAAGTCGAGGGGACTGTCCGGGATGATCGAGCCGTTTGTGCCGGCGTTGGTGCGGACGACGAGTGGCGGCTCGGTGATCAGTTACGGCACAAGCTCGTATGGGTATGACCTGCGGCTGTCGCCTAAGCAGTTCTTGGTGTTTCGGCATGTGCCGGGAACGATCATGGACCCCAAATGCTTCAACGAGGACAACCTCGAGGAGGTTGAGTTGCGGCGGGATCAGCGAGGGGAGTTCTTCATCCTGCCGGCGCATTCGTATGGCCTTGGGGTGGCGATGGAGCGGCTGAATATGCCGTCGAACGTCACGGGGGTAGCGGTAGGTAAAAGCACTTACGCGAGGATGGGGATCATCGTCAACACCACGCCGGCGGAGGCGGGGTGGCAGGGGTATCTGACGCTGGAGTTCAGCAACAGCTCGGGGGCGGACTGCAGGTTGTACGCCAACGAGGGGATTTGTCAGTTGCTGTTCCTCGAGGGGGATCCGTGCGAGGTGTGCTACTCGACGCGGTCGGGGAAGTACCAGGGGCAACCTGAACGCGTTGTGACGGCTAGGGTGTGAGGCGGATGGTGCGGTCTGCTCTGGATGCGCGGTTGCTCAGGCAATGCGCGGACATCTACTGGCAACGAGCGTTCAGTGAGCTGACGCTCGATGACCCGAGGCGCATGGGGGCTGTGGCCTTTTTTGTGCTGAAGGTTGTCCTGCCAATCCTTTCCAACTCTTCCGATTTCGAGGTCATGAAGAACCCGTGTGATCCCGTTGAGCAGCAGCAGCGGCAGGACTTCCTGGACTGGTTGTACGACTGCAGCAAGCGGTATGAAGAGGGGAATCACAGGTATACCGGGCTGTTTCAGGAGTACCTGCGGGCAGAAGCGGCACGGATGAACGAGGAGCCGGCGGTATGAGCGGCACCGATCTAAACAGCACCCTCAAGCATCGGGGGGAGCGCTATGGCGACTTCGTCGGACATGCGACGGTGACGATGCGTCTGAAACGTGTCGTGGGTGATGAGTTGGCCGTTCGGGGCAAGACGCTCGCTGATGACCAACAGGAGGCACTCGACATGGTTTTCCACAAAATCGGGCGAATCATTAACGGCGACGCGGACTACGACGACAGTTGGCATGACATCGCTGGGTACGCGCAGCTGGTGGCTGAGCGCCTTCGGCGTGATTCCGCGTCCCAGCGAGCTGAATAGGATGGACCTACGTGACGGCGTCGGGTCGGATGGACGAGGGCAGCGTCTTGCGGTCGGTGGTGATGCGGCGATTGCAGATGGCCATGTCCATGGCGACGGCTGGGGAGCTCGACAGGGCGGCCAGGTTCCTGGAGTTTGCGAGGCAGGTCAGGTACGGGAAGAAGCGGCAGCGACAGGGATGGCGGGGTCGCAGGGAAAAGGGCTAGCAGTCGCTGATATGCAATATCTGCATTTAGGTGGCCGATCTAATCGGGGAGGTGTATCGTCTATGCCACCTCTTGGACCTAAAGAAAATCGGAAGGTCATGGATGAGGGATACGAGCTGCTAATTGAGCTTGCGAACCGATATCTCAAAAACGAAGGACCACCTGCTCAACCTCCTGCTTGGTTACAACCACCCGCTCCACAAAGCGGTGATATAGCTCTGTCAACTCCTCGTAGGAGGCGTGTTCGTAGAGGCGCGGATCGCGTAGTGCTACCAGGAGCTCGGTCGGGACAGAGGGCACTTGCGATAAAGACTCCAGGCGTTGCTGTTTAGCCGCGATTGCGTCTTCAAGGTCAGGGTCGCCGAGGGCTTGGAGAGTGGCGATGGAGGCGCGGAGCTCGGCTACCTCCGGGCTGTCCTGGATTGGGGCGTTGGTTGCGAGGGAGTCGGCGTGCGCAGCGAGGGTGTGGGCGATCGCGCCGGCGATGAGGGATTCGTGGGTGCTCTTGTACTGCTGCTCGCAGCCGCGGGTTCGGCACATCACCGAAGGGATCGTGCGGGAACCGGCGTAGCTCATGGCTTTGCCGCAGCTGCCGCAACGACAAAGGCTGGTTAAGAGCCGCTGCTTGCTTTTACTGTGTCGTCCCCACATACGTCGGTTGGCATCAAGTTGACGCTCGATGGCCGCGAATTCTGTGTGCGATATAAGGGCAGCGTGGGTATTCCAGGCAATATCTACAAACACGTGGTTCTTCTGTTGGCCGTAGCCGAGGCCACCGCGAAGTACGGGGTTCAATAGCCATGCCTTGACGGCACGGCAGCTGTGGAGCGGGATGTCGCCCCGTCCTTCTGATGCCCAGACGTCGAGGGCGGTGTTCATGCGCCAGTCCCGCGCTGCCAAAATGCGCAGAAATTGCTGCGCGCGCTCCCACTCGAGGGGGTGGGGTTCGAGGGCGGTGCGGTCGTCGTTGATGCGGTAGCCCCATGGGGCTTTGCCGCGACAGGGCATTCGGCGCTTTCGGCGCTCGGCGAGGCCGGAGCGGATGCGCTGGGAGAGCATTCGACTCTCCATCTCGGCCATGGTGGTCATGATCCGGCTCATGACGAAGCCGGTGGGGGTCACGCTCTCGATGGTGCCGCCGTCGAGGGCGGTGATGACGACGCCCTTGCGCGCCGCGAAGGCGATGGCGGCGTCGGTGTCGGCGGCGTCACGACCAAGGCGGTCAACTCGAGTGATGACGACCTCACGGGCACGGCCGGTCGCGATCAGCTCGAGGAGCTGCTGGTAGCCGTCGCGGTCAGTGGCGCGCCCGGACTGGATGTCCTGCAAGACCAGATCGACGCCGGCAGCTTCGATGCGGGCGCGCTGGTTTTCGAGTGCTGCGAGCTGTTCTCCGCTGGCGGTGGACACGCGCACGTAGCCAACACGCTGCTGCTGCCTCGCGGGTTGCGACACAGAAGACTCCCCAAATTTGCGACGAGGGGCTTGCAGTCCCTGTATTGACCTGATTATCTAGCTAGGTAACTGCACACACCCTGCAATGCAGCGGAATTGCTTCAGGATCACGGCCATCGTCGAAGAGCTGGTTGAGGTCACCGAGGACCTCCTCTCGGCGATCCATCACTACGGGGACAACGTCGAGGACAACGAGGTGACAAGGACCATGGCGACGGCTTGGCTGAACAGCCTCAAAGCACTGAGGGACCTTGTGCGGGGCGCGATAGCGCGTCACCAGAATGGGTAAGACGTGACTGCGTTGGGTCTGATGATCGAGGACGTGCAGTTTGACGACCAGAAGTGGCTGCAGTTCTGGTCGAATTACAAAGGTCTGGATCATCAGACCCGCGCGGTCATTGAGTTGGGCAAGCACATTCGGGGCGCCGATCCGTGCTTGCTCACCGATAGCGCCGAGTGGGTGGGGCTATGGCGGGCCGTCAAAGACATCCCCAACACCTGGGATGGGATTGAGCAGGCTGCGAAGAAGCACGGAGCCCGTTTCCCTGAGTTAGTCGCGGCTCAGTATTGGCTTGAATCAGGCGGTGGCAAATACATGAGTGGCGCCAACAACCCGTTTGGTTTGAAGGGGCCGGGAACGGCGAAGAAGACCGAGGAGGTTGTCAACGGAAAGACCGTTACCATCTCGGACACGTTCGTCGATTTCGAGTCGCTGGATGCTGCGGTGCAGTATCTGGTGACGCGTTGGTATTTGGATCGGAAGGGGCATACGGGTGTTAACCGTGCCGCGAATCGCGACGAGGCTGCGAGGGAACTGCAGAGGCAGGGGTACGCAACGCAGCCCGCGTATAGCGATCGTTTGATTGCGCTGATGGCGCAACACAGGCCAGTGCCGCCTTCGAGTGGCAGGAAGGTGTTGGCGGTGCCGTATCAGTCGCAGCTTGATAATGCGAGTGGGAAGGGTTATCGCGAGTGCTTCAGTAGTTCGTGCGCGATGTTGGCGATGTTCTACAAGAAGGTTGTGAGTGATGATGCCTACAACGCGGTGCGCGCCAAGTACGGGGATACAACGAGTGCGCAGGCACAGTTGGCGGCGTTGAGGTCGCTGGGGCTGCGGGCTGACTTCAGGACGGATGGGACCGTTGCGGCGCTCCGGCGGGAGATCGACGAGGGGCGGCCTGTTGCGGTGGGTTGGCTGCACAAGGGACCGGTGTCCGCGCCGAGTGGGGATGGGCACTGGTCGGTGATCATCGGCGTGGATCAGAAAGGCGACTGGGTCCACAACGATCCGAACGGGGAGGCCCAGTTGGTTGGGGGTGGCTACACCTCCAATCGAAATGGGGCTGGTGTTGTGTACAGCCGCAAGAATTGGGAGCCGAGGTGGAGACCGGGCGGGAGCGGGGGTTGGTATCTGACTTGCGCGGGTTAGCGGACGTTGCGGAGCGCCGCTTTGATTGGTGAGTAGAGGTCGACGACTTGTTCGATCTGGCGGGCGGTGGCGGGGTTGCCGGTGGCTTGGGCGATGCTCGCCGCTATCTCGGCCGCCATCATCTCTGGGTTGGCGGTGCGGAGCAGGGTTGGCATCTCGTTGTCGAGGCGGTCGTAGATGTCTGGGAGCGCACGCCGTAGAGGGCGGTCGATGGCTGCTTTGGCGAGGGGTTTGATGACGGCCTCGGTAAGGCCCATCACGAGGAAGGCGACTAGGCCGTCGAGCAGGGTGCGCAGGGACATGACGTCAGGCGGAAGGTGGGGCATTGCGGCGTCCGCGACGGCCCTCGTTGGTGGCACTGACCTGGGAGGGGGAGTCGGTGATAAAGGCCCACATCGTTGAGGCGGCGCCGCCTGCGACGGTGAAGGCTTGGGTCCACTGGTTGCCGCACTGGCCGGGGCGGCGTATTTCGCAGGAGGCGACGTTGGCGCTAGCCATGACGAGCATGTAGCCGTAGCAGCCGACGAGGAGGCGGAGGACGAGGTTGACGACGAGGGGGTTCATGAGCCGTGTGCTTCGAGTTTGGCGACGCGCTGCTCGATGAGGTTTAAGCGCGTGTAGGTCTCGCGGCGGTCGGCTTTGATGTCGACGTGCAGCGTTTCGAGGCGGGTGGCGACGTTATCGACCGCGGCAGTTAGTCGGATAACAGCGTCGCGGCCTTCGCGAGATCTATTGGTCATCGAGCCGATACCCATGGCGCCGATGGTGATAGCTCCGCCGATTGCGGCTGCGATGACCTCGATCACGACCGACAAAAGGCTCTTCCAATTCTATGTTTTCGGCGCTCCTGCCATTACAGCGGCGTTGAGGTTTTCGGCGGCCTCAGCGGCGAGCCAGCGGGAGATCTCCCGCTGTTGGCACCAAAGGTGGTTCAGAAGTTCGGCGTGGGCTAGCAGGCTCTGCCAGTCCTCGTCTTCGTAGAGCTCGAGGAGGGTGCGTTGGACGGCTTCGCGACGGAGCTCCGCCTCGGGTGAGATCTCGAAGGGGCGCATGACTCCGTCGCAGCGTATCCACACGCTACACAACGTGGTTACGTTGGTTTCTAGCGGCCCTGTCCTCTGTAGCGCTTGCCCCGGCCGTTGCGGCTTGTGGCGGACAGCGAGGTACGTAGCGAGCGGCCCTGCCGGGTCTTCTTGGGGGTGCCGGCTTGGTGCTCGACGCGGGCGGTGCCGACCTTTGACTTAACGGCCATGGTTAGAGGTGGTCTGAGATGACATTAGGTGCTCCATTGCGAGGGGGCGGGGCTACACACCTGAGTCGCACTTGCTACTATTTGCGCCTAGACCTTTTTTGAGGGATCTAGGCGGTCCAGTAGCAGCCGGCTGCGGGAAAAAAGGTGGACACCGCGTGAGGACCCACCACCGGCTACTCAAATCACGGGCACTTCGTACTCCGCCGTTGTGGCTGCGTAGTGCTTCCAGATCACTTCAGATGTGTTCCCAGCCCAGTTGGCTGCCTGTGTCACTGGGATGCCGGCCTCCAGCCAGCGGCTGATCGCAACGTGCCGCAGGTCATAGGGCCGGTAGCGCTTCTTGATCAACCCGGCGCTGTGCAGTTGGCCCATGCGCTTGATGAAAAAGCTCTGGAAGGCGAGGCGATTCCACGGGAACACATAGTCGCTATCGCGTGGCAGGCCGGCCAAGATCTCCTGCGCTCTGGCGTTGAGCGGCACCCAGCGTTTCTTGTTGGTCTTGGTGCTGTTCTTATGGCCGTGGGTCAGCGTGAAGTTGCTGTGGATCAGCACCCGCTCGCCGTCAATGTCGGCCCACTTGATCGCTCGGGTCTCACCCGTGCGCAACGCGGTCTGCAGCATGAACTCGGCAAACAGCGCCCAGTTCACGCCCCGGTAGGTGAGCTTGGCCTCTAACGCCACAAGCACCAGGGGAATCTCCTCGCGGGGAATGACGACCACCTCGTGCTCACCCTGCGGAGCCTTTGGCATCCTGAAGTTGGCGACCGGGTTGCGAGGCAGGATCGCTACATCTTCTGCAGCAGCCCAGCGGTACAAGCTGCGCACATACATGCAAACGCGCCGCGCAGCCTTCTCGGGCTTCTGCTGCAACAGCCAGGTCAACACGCGCCGGCCTTCAGGGAACTCCTGAATCGGACAACGCGCAAGCCATTTGCTGACTTGGGCGTAGTCGCTGGTGAGGCTGGTGGGGCAGAGCGACACGCTGCGCTCTGCCTTGAACAGCTCCCAGGCTTGAGAAAGTGTCTGCTCGCAGACGTGCGCAGTCATCCCTGCGCGATAGGCTTCAACCATCGGTTCCACTCGTACTGGATCTGATCACGGGTCAGGCGGTTGCAGCCGCGCTGGCCCACCACACAAGTAGCACACTGCTGTAGATGTGCTGCCTACTTGCTTTGGGTGTGGATGGCCCAAGCGTGAGACGCCTCAAGGACGCACAGGGGCTTGGGCTCTATCAGCTTGACGCTAGGCAGCTGCAGGTGCTGCACTCCAAGGCAAACCTTGGGCGACTTTTGGAGCACGCTGATCCTCGATCTGCTGCGAGAGGGCCTGGTGGATCTCTGCCACCTTCTCCTCAGCGAACTTGGCCTGCACCCAGCTCACCACCTCAGCCTCAGTGACGCTGGCAAACGGGATCATGTTGTCCGGGTCAGCAGGGTCGAGGCCCAGGCTGCCGTAGGCCGAGCTGGCGTACACCTGGTCTTCACTGCGGGCGGCCACCGAATAGTGAACCGTCTGAATCTCTCCGGTTTGCGCCAGTCGTTCGAGCTGGTTAATGGTCCAGGTGTAGGTGTCAGCCATGGGTGGTGTGGCAGTGCCTTAAGGCTAAGAGTGGTGCAACCTGTTGAACAGGCCGGTTGCCCGCCTTAGTGAAGGTGACTACAACGCCTAGCCAATCTTGATCGCGCCATCCGACATCTGGATCTTGGCGTTACCGCTGATCTTGATACTGCCGCCTTCTTTGGTTTCGACAGTGACGCCTTCAACCTTCTCGGCGACGTGCTTGACCAGCTCGGTCACGTCTTCGTCGTTGTCTTCGGCGCTGATCTCGTAATACTCTTGATTGGTCATGGTTTCTAGGGAATCGTGGCCACAGGGCAGGAGCGGTAAACTCGCTGCCCTACAACTGTAGGCGAACTAAGCAGAGAAGAGAGTAGGGCTACGAGGCTTTGAGAGCTGCTACTTCGGCTTGAAGTTGAGCAATAGCTTCGCCCTGCCGCTTGATTAGATTCAGCAAGTGAGGCACAAAGCGGTCATAAGCTACGCCTTCGGGTTCAGGCTCGCAGGGCGTTTTAATTACGGAACCGTTTTCGCCGTAGGTGATGTCAATCGTTTTCCAGTGAACAAGACGTGGGTCAATGGCTGCAACTTCTTCTGCAATAAAACCCCAGTAACTATGTTCTGGACAGTCCGCCTCACAAGTAGACCGATACCAAACAGGCCGACAATTTAGAAGAGCATCAGCGTATGAATCTTGGAGCGTTTCTATGTCGGTTTTATACTTTTTAGACGATGTGCTTCTACGCATACCGCCGGTGGCATCGACATTAACATTGGCAGCATTAGCTGTAGTGAAGTTGTAAACGCCAGGCATGTCAATGAAGCCATTCTGGCTAATCCTCATTCGCTCCGTCGGGCTGCTCGCTCCGTCGGCGGTAGTGGAGAACACTAAACGGCCTGGACTATCGCCCGCTGCACAGGCTGCATCGGTATAACAAGATATGCTTGCGCACTGCTCAGAGCCTGCACCATTAAAGAAGCTTAAAAAGCCAATCGCGCTATTTGCTGCTGTAGCTGCAGTTCCACGGTTGAAATAAACATAAGTTTCTAAGTTATCTACACTGTTGCCTGAGAACACGGCTCTAGCAGTGCTAGCCCAACTAGACGTGCCAACTAACAACCTGCCGGAGCTGTCGATGCGGGCGCGTTCTGTTGGCGTGGAGCTATTGCTGCACCGCATAACAAGTGCGGTGTTTTCAAGGCCGATGCCTGCGTAGTTAGTGTCGTCGGCGTTAAACTTGACTACTGAGTTAAATGATGCACCACCTGTGCGAATGCTAATAGCAGCGTTGGCACCAGAATCATTGATAGAAAGACGTTCAGTAGCTGCAGTAGTGCCAATCCCTAAGCGGCCTGAGGAGTCAATGGTGACAGCCTGAGTTGTATTAGCATAGGCTCTAAAAAGGTCTGCCGTTCCTGTGCCTTTAACGGCAAAAACTGGCTGGCTATTATTGTTTGATAAGACTTCAAAATCAGCAAGTCCAGAAGTAGGAAAGTGTCTGATGTAGCGAGAAGAGCTAGTGTAGACATCAAGATTTGCGCCAACGATACTAGTCCCCAGACCTAATCGACCACTTGAATCAACACGCAGGCGCTCACTGCCTTCTGTCGTAACAACGAATCGACCATCCGAGCCGGTGTCGATTACCTCAGCGCTGCTGTTGCCTTCCTCGATTTTGTCGGTGTTGCCTGCAGATGGTGTCGTCCATGTTGGCGCGGCACCGGACCCTGCACTGGTAAGCACCTGCCCGCTAGTGCCGTAGTTTGCTCCGCTCAGGCCAATCTCGCCATTTGCGCCAATGCGGATGCGCTCAGAGGAGTTAGACGAGATGGCTACGTTATTTGCGGAAGGTAGATAAACCCCGTTTGTGGGCACGCTGCTGCCGCTTGGGATCAGCGCTGCAGCCGTTGCAGTGCCGGTGGTGGTGACGTTTTGGCTGCCGAAGTCCGGGCTGATCTTGGTGCCAGCAATGGCAGCGCTGGCGTTGATGTCGCCGTTGACGATGGTGCCGTCAACAATGTTGGCCGAGGCGACGGTGATTGCTGTGGGCAGCGCACCGGTAGCCAGCTTGCTCAAGCTGATGGCGGCAGTCCCGCTGATGTCAGCGTCCACCACGGTCCCATCAGCCAGCATCGCGCTGGTGACGGTGCCGGTGTCGCCGGTGGTAACCACGGTGCCTGTGACATCGGGCAGGGTAATTGTCTTGTCCGACGAGACAGAGGCCGGGGCCTGGAGGGCGATGTAATTGGTGCCGTTGGCGGTGGTTTCGCGGAAGCGAACCTGCTGCTGGTTGTCCATGACCAGCGCGCCGGTCATCGTGTCGCCGGCGGCGTCAACGAAGGTGCCGCTCTCGCTGCGCCAAGCGGAACCGTCCCAGATCTTGAGGACGAAGGAGCCGCCGCTGGTATCGAGCCACTGCTCACCGACTGTGTTTCCGGTTGCGCCGCCAGAAGCGGGCGAAGCATTGGGTGCAGTGGTTCCGATATGAACGGGACCGACTTTTACGAGGGCACCGCTGCTGTCTTTGAAGAACAGGCCGGTGCTATTCGCGTTGGTATTGACTGCGAGCTGACCGTCACTCATTGCGCCCGGAGTGGGACGCTTATTTGCCGTGCTGGAGCGCAGATGTTGGAGGGTCATTCCTTAACGCCCGCCGGGCCGGAACTTACCCTTTAACTGTAACGAGAGGGGTTAATAACTCCCGTCGTCCAAATCGCTAGTCATGGCCAGAGTGCCGGTCTTATCTGGCACCGTGACTACTCGATCTGCTGTTGGGTCGGCGACCGTTAGTGTTGTCTCGTAGTCATCGGCGGTCGAGCCCTCGAAGACGATTGCGGCGCTGGAGCCGATCTCCAAGATGCCGGTCATCGTGCCGCCGCCGGTCACGAGAGCGTCGTAGGCGGCCCACTCGAGGCCCGTGGCTGTTGAGCTGTTGGCCTTCAATACATAGCCAGTTGTGCCGGCTGACAGCTTGGCCAGTGTGTTGGTGCCGGAGCCGGCAATTAGGTCGCCTTTGGCGTAGGTGGTGATACCTGTGCCACCGACGGTCGGTGCGAGCGTGCCGCTGGTGATGTTGGTGGCGTTTCGGCACTCACCGCTTACTTCCTCGATAGCGGCCTGGACGTTGCTACTGGCGATCTGCCCAGAAGGAACGAATGCAACCTGCGACGCGAGCTGTGCGATGTAGGCGTCGCTGGACTCGATGCGGACCCACGCGGTGCCGGTCGAAACCAACATGTCCGGCGGGAGTAGAGCAACTGTTGGTGCAGGTGCCGTGCCCGTTCCCGAGTTGGCAACAATGACAAAGTAGTTCTGGTTTGTGGTGCTGGCGGCGGGCAGCGCATTGCCGGCGCTTAAGCCGAGGGCGGAGCCTTCTGCCGTTACGGACGCAATCTGGTTGGTGTTTGCGTCGTAGGTTCCGGCAAAGATGACTGTGCCCGCTGTGATGCCAACGCCCTGCCAGACGTTGCCGTCCCACATGTAAACGCTTCGCTCAAGCGGGTTGAGGAAGAATTGACCGATGAAATCGGCTGCGGGAAGAGCTGACCCTATTTGAGCTGTTGCGTAGTCGGCGAGCTTGGCGGCAGTTACTGCTTCATCCGCCAATATCGAGGTCGAGAACGTGCCCGAGGTGATCTTGCTCGTGTCGAGGGACGGAATGTCCGAAGCGGAGAGCGTTGTGCCGGCAGTGACGTGACCCTGGGCGTCGACGGTCAGCTTCGTGTAGGTGCCGGCAGTCGTGCTGTTGCTGTGGTTGAGTGTGCCGCTGGTAATAGACAGGCCAGTGCCCGGCTGGATGATGCCTTTGGAGCTTCCAGTGGCGTCAGGTAGGTCTGAGGGGACGAGGGCACGGAAGGTCGGCGATGCGTCTGAACCGGTAGTTGGGCCGGCGAAGATGCGGTTGGCTGACTGCGTGTCCAGCGAGGTGGTGATGGTTGCGCTGTACGCGTCTGGGTAAGTGACCTCAAACGCCAGTGGGCTGGCGTCAGAGATGGTGATGGTGCTAAGCGAGGCTTGGCGGACCCACGAGCTGCCGTCCCAGGTGTATTCGATCGCGGTGGCCGTGTTGAGCCACTGCTGCCCGATGAACGCGCCAACGCCTGATGGTGTAGCCGCAGCGACGATTGCCGCCGATTGGTCAGCCAGCTTGGCGGCGGTGATGGCGTCGTCTTGCACCTTTGCGGTGCTGACTGAGGCGTTACCGAGCTTTGCCTCAACTACGGCACCGCTCGCGATTGTGGCGGCAAAGGTGTCCGTACCTGACCCCGTTACGTCACCGGTCAGCGTGATCGTCTGATCGCCGGTGTTTGTGCCGGAGCTGGTGCCGCTGTGGGTGCCGGAGAAAGTGCCGGATTGGGTCGCGAGGGAGCCGAGGCCGAGGGTGGCGCGCTGGGCGGTGGCGTCGGCGTCATCGAGTAGGGCGCGACCCGCGGCGGTGCAGGGGATTTCCTCGACATCTCCCGCGCCTGCGGTGCTCCGGCCAAGCAACACGTTGCTGGCGCTGGTGTCTTGCAGCTTGGCGTAGGTAACAGCGCCGTCGGCCAGGGCGGCGGTGCCGAGGTTGCTGGCTTTGGCGGTTGTTACCGCTCCGTTTGCCAGCTTGGCTGTAGTCACCGAGCCGTCGACCAGCTCAGGCACAACGTCGGTAAAGGCACCGGCTTTGTAGACCTGAAGTTTGTTGGTCGTGCTGTTCAGGTAGCCGCGACCGTCAAAGTTGTCGGTGGTAGGCGCGGAGCTGTCGACGTAGATGCTGCTGTCGTCGGCAAGCTTCGCTGCTGTGACCGCGTCGTCCGCCAGTGCGGCTGGTCCGAGCTTTGTGACGCTGGCTTGATCGAGCTTGGCGATGTCGATCGAGGAGGAGTCGACGAGGTCAAGTCCGGCGTCGACGAGGTCCTTAGCGGTTACTTTTTTGGTCTGGGAAGCAGAGATATCGGCGATCGGCAGGACGTCGGTAGCGGCCACCGATGCCTTAGGAAGCGCTGTTAGCTGCGTAATCCGCTGGTCAGCCAAGGCTCAGCCTCCGAGGACACCCCTATTGATACCCATGTTAGTCCTCTGCTTCTTGGAGCAGATATTCGAGTGATTGCTCCAACTCGATACGATCGTCGTCCTCTTTCAAGACGTAGCCAACCGGTTCGCCGATAAGGAGGCGTATCTCACCTGTGGTCACAAAGTCGATGCGACAGGTGATGACCTCTGTACTGCTGACTGATACGCCGGCGCGCGTGACGCTTGCGGCCATCTCGTAGAAGACGTTCTTGACTCCAGAGTCGTTGTCCTTGTCTGTTAAGTACAGGGCTAGGTCAAATTCACTGCCGATGTCGAGGCGCTGTACTAGCTGGAGCATCAAAAGCGGTGTTTCCCTGACGCCGGTACTCTCGTAGTCGAAAAAGCACTCGATCGTCCCGCTTCCGCTGATGAGTCCTGCGGCGTAGTTTCGCCGAAACTTGTCGCTCAGCGTCGTTGTGTCGATTGCCTCTCGGTCCGTGTTCAGCGTGTAGTCGGTGACACCGCCGAGGATGTTGGAGCGGACGTCACGCACACCAAGGTTGATAGCCAGATCCGCACCCACGAAGGTGGTCAGGACAAACTCGAAGGCCCGAACATTGTTGACGGCGTTCTCGAAGCTTGAGAAGAAGCGAAGGCCGCCAACGGCGTTGACATTGACGTAGGCGGAGATCGTGTTCTCGACGACGCCGGAGGTCCAGCAGGCCGGGGTGAAGCAGACCAAGCCGCGCGGGTCAGCTGTCGTGATGTCTACGCGATCCCCGGTGAGGAGGTTGTCGAGGGCGGCGTCAAAGCTGAGTCGGTTGAGGACCGTGTTGACGTCTGCCGAGCTGATGTTGTCAGCAAGCGTTCCGAAACCAGCGCGGCTTCCGCGGCGGATGCGGATGTTGCCGGTCGAGCCGAGGAAGAATGTCATTACGCGATCACTTCGACGAAGTCGCCGTCGACGGTGAACTGGATCGGCACTGAGCTGAGTTCTCCTGTGCTCACCGTCACCTGGGCACTGGTTATGTAGGCGTAGAACTTAATGTCATCCGATGCGTCGCCACCCACGTTCAGTTCCATGTAGACGCGGTCGGAATCCGTGATAGCTCCGGTCTTCATGATCTTGCCCAGCAACGAGGTGAACTCGGTGTAGGCGATGCTTTCGCTTGAGTCGAGGCGGTAGTAAAGCAGGGTCGCGCTGCCGCTGGCTCCTTTAACGCCGGGGGTGTAGGTATTGACGGCGCTGTCGACGGTGTTGGTACTCAGCAGCTCGACGGTTGTTTCGAGGGACCAGTCACGGATCTTGGCGACAGGCTTCCCTCCAAAAACCAAGGAACCTGTACGTCCTGTGTAGAAGCCCATGACGGTATGGCTTGGCCTTTTTCAGATTAGCGAATTGTGAAAAGTCCATCGCTAAAGTCAGCGATTAGGCTTTGGCCGCTGGTGTCGCAGGGGTGCTCAGTTGCGCGCACGGTGATTTCACCCTCTTCGTCCATTTGAACTTCGACGACGCGGAAGACACGCTTGGAGCGTGCTGCAGTACCGAGTACAAATAACCAGCCTGCGTAACTAGCTAGCCCAGAGGCTGTGTTGTTAGAGATTGAGGCGGTTGTGGTGACGACGGCTGAGCCGCTGCGGTACAGCAGGACGTTGTAGGTGCCGTTGGGAATGCCGTCGACGAGGGGGACGTTGAGCGCGCCGCCACCTTCGACCTGTCCGCTGTAGATGCCCTGCCACTCCTGGAGGCCGAGGTCGACGTAGATGTAGGCGCCGGGGGAGAGGGGGGTGTCGGTTGGGAAGGTGCTGAACTCGATGGTGCGGCGGATGTGGCGGCGCTGCTGGCAGAGCAGCTTTCCGTAAAGGATCGCTTGGCTGCGGTTGGTGACGTACTGCGAGATGTCGAAGGTCTGGCGAATGGCGGTGGCGTCGGCTACCCCGGCGAGGCGGACGTCGACGCTGGCGTTGCGGGGGAATACGCCGTCGACCTCGGTGTCGCGGTAGATCACGGTGGCGATCAGATCCTGGACGCCGCTGCCGTAGTCAATGAACTCCTCTTTGTAGGTGCCGTCCAGGATGTTGCCGGCGTTGAAGAGGGCGCTGATGGGGACCGAGCGGCTGATGTTGCCCGCGTTGTCACAGGGCACGGCGGGTACGAGGGTTTCCTTGCCGCCGATGCGGCCGAGCTCGAGGAGGCTGTAAGGGGCAACCTCGGCCCAAAATTGACGCCAGGAGGAAGGGTCTGCAATAACGCCGTCAAAGAACAGGCGGTTGGCCTGACAGAAGCGCTTGGCTTTGGCGAGCGCGACGAGGTCGATGCCGCCGACCTTGGCGTACTGGCCGATGCCGTCGATGGTGTCGAGAATGGTGTCGAGGAAGACTTCGGGGGCGTAGCTGGTTGGGGTGTCGGGGGTTGAGCTGTAGCTACCGTCGTCGTTGAGGCGGCGGACGAGGCGGCCCTTGTTGACGAAGACGGACATCGAGCGGAGGTCCTGGACGCCTTGGCCGCTGTAGATGTTGAACCCGAGCATGGTCAGGTTCTGGTAGAGCTGCGGGTAGTTGGTGAAAGGTTCGGTGCTCTGCTCGGTGACAGCTTTGATGTCGAGCTCGGGGCCGTTGTCAAAGCTGAAGTTGAGCTGAGTGTCGGAACGCATTGAGAACAGACCCCACTCGTCAAGTTCGGCGGGGTTGCGGTTGAGCGGGGCGACGTAGTAGTCGCGAGCCCGCAGCTTGCCCTTGAAGGTGAAAACACCGCCGGCGGGGCTTGCTACCTGCTGGTCCGGGCCTGCGTTTTCGATGTACGCGAAGTCGGCGACGCCGTGGTACCGCATCTCGGCGGCCGTATCGGCGATGGGCTCAAAGCGGAATTGCCACTTGCCTAGGTTGTCGTTGGCGATGAACTTCAGTGAGATGAAGTTGTCGATGTCGGCGCCACGCCGGATAACGAAGATGCGAGGTACGCGCTGCCATTCGGTACCTGTACGGCGGTGCCAGACCCAAAAGAACATCGAGCGCAGCTTTATGCCGTTGTCGCTGTCCTTGTATTGCTCCATGGATACTTCGCCGTAGGTTTTGGCACGGCCTTGCACCCGCTTGAAGACGCGGGCTTTCATGGCAAAGTCGACGATGCGGCAGGGTGTGATGGTCTCGTAAGAAGCCTCCTCGATCTTTACGAGGCACTTTGTGTTGAAGTAGTCGTTGAGGAGTTCGGGATTGTCGAGGACTCTTTGGTAGTAGGAGCGCTCTGTAATCTTGGCGTTGATCTGGGACTGCCAGCTCTGGTTGCGGGCGTTGGTTGCGTCTTGATCGATGTTGCCAGCGTTGCCGTAAATCTCGTTTAGCTCTTGGTTGAGGCGACGCTGCTGTTTCAGCATTCGCTTGCGATCCTCACGCAGCGTGCCGCCGCGAGGTGTGTTGTACCCGTACTCACGAATTGCCCAGTCCAGCTTGGCCTGCTGGTTCTTTAGTCGACGGCTGAGCGAGTCGATACGGACGCGTGCGTCGCGGATCCACTGACGACGGCGGTCGATAAAAGATTGGTTTGTATTGTTCTTCTTGCGCTCGACACTGATTTCCTCCTGCCACTCTTCGATGTTGTTTCGTTCGGCGTCTCGTGTGCTCCGAGTGTTCAACACACGCTGGGCAAACGGGTTTATGCGATCGTCGTAAATGTCGCCGTCGTCGTTAATAATCGCTTCCAGCTCACCGTATGTCCAGCGGTAATCTCGTAGATCCTCGATCTGGTCGATCAGCGTGTCGATCTGAGCTAGGCGGCTGTTGATCTCGCCGATGCGTGCTTGGACGGAGGCGTTTAC